TTTCTCGAATCAAGACAATTTGCACTAACGGATATTGCGCGTATTTTCCGAGTGCCACCGCACAAACTAATGATGATTGAATCTGGCGCTGGTGAATCTGCTGCTGGAAAAATGATCGAAGTGCAACACAGACAATATATTGATGAGACGTTGAGACCCTTCACCGAACGCTTTGAAGAAGAAGCAGAGTGGAAACTGTTGATGCTAGACGAACGGCAAACAACCCGCATCCGGTTTGATTACGATACTTTGACTAAGGGCACGGAAATGGATCGTGCTGAATTTTATCAATCAGCGTTAAACAACGGTTGGTACAGTCGAAACGAAGTCCGTGCACGGGAACAGTTAGCACCAATCGCAGGCGGCGACGAATACAGAGTATCAGTACAAACGCTACCAAACGATAAACCAAAGAACAATAACAGTGACGTTAATGACAGTGACGAAGACGTATAGCGCAACAGAATACAAGAGCCTCGCTCCGGATGTTCAACGGACAGCGATCGTGCGCAAGGATTTTGCATCAACGGTTGCAACTACAGATGACGACCGTTCATTGCTGTTCGTGATCTCAACAAACGCTGTAGATAGATCGTTAGATACAATAGATCAAACGGGTTGGGAACTCGCTGATTTTCTGTTAAATCCTGTCGTACTGTGGGTACACAATCTCGAATCAGTTCCCGTTGGCCGTGTTACGAAAATCGGTATAGAAGATAATAAACTCAAAGCCGTAGTGCAATTTGCACCGTCTGATAATCCTGCGGTCGGATCGTTAGCAGAAGGCTTGTATCAGCATTATAAAACAGGATTCCTCTCGGCAACGTCGGTAGGATTCAACGTTATTGAATCAAGCGTATCTGACCGCTGGAATGGAAATGAGCCTGGGCTGAACATTACGAAACAGGCTCTTGTTGAACTGTCATTAGTAACTGTTCCAGCAAATCCGCAAGCACTCATTGAAAGAACATCTAACGAAATTCCGGAGTCCATTGTGACTCCTGATGACGCAACAAAATCATTGAAAAATAATAGCAATGCTATGTTGCGTGCACGGCGCTCTAGGCGGTCGGCGTCTCTCTGTCTCTCTAACCGTCATTAGCGCATTCCGCGCAACACTGACTTGACCACATTATTTTCAACAACTATCAAAACAGGATCATTATAAAAATGAGCAGAATTTTTGAACTAAAGAACAAGCGTACGAAGCTTGTTGACGAATTTAAGGCGATCGTAGCGAAGGACGCTGATCGCCCCGACGATGAAGCAACTCCGGTCGAAGAGACTGATCGTCTGAAGGCGATTGAAGCCAGCATTGCGAAACTCGACGCGAAGCTCGCCGCTATGTCTAAGGCCGAGTCTCTCGACGATGGCGAACAGGTTACGAAGAGCGCTGAAGACGGCACCGATCCGGATGAAGAGTCTCCGTCATTCGGTGAAAAGAGCCTTCAGGGACTGGCAACGAAGCAGTTTGGTTATGGTCGCCCGACCGTAGCTGCGCAGCCCGCAGTGAAGATCGAGAAGGGTCTACAGGCCGCCCGGTTCGTCATCGGTAAGGCGTTGAGCCGTTTCCATGGCGAACGCGCTGCTGCTGACATTATCTCAAAGCGTTTCAACGACGAAATGGTTGCTAAGAGTCTTCTGAGCGTTGGTGCCGCAGGCTCAAACGTAATCCCAACTTATTTCTCAACTGACATTATCGAACTACTTCGTCCGCTCGTAGTTGTTCGTAATATCGGAACGATGATTGTTGATACGACCGGTGGAAATCTAACCATTCCTGCTCTCTCAGGTGCCGCAACCGCGTCGTGGCAGACGGAAAATGCAGACATTGCTTCGTCTGTCGAAACGTTTAGCGACGTTGTTCTCGGTAATCACAAGTTGACTGCTCTTGTCCCGGTATCAAACGATCTTATCCGTCGTTCGCCGGTTGGTGTTGATGCGATCGTGCGCGATGATCTACTTCAGGTTGTTGCCCGTGCTGAAGACCTCGCATTTCTCACTGGTGCAACAGGTGGCTCTAATCCTGTCGGTATCAAGAACATCACTGGTATTCAGAATTTTTACGCTGCAACATCTGGTGCTGCTGGTTCGCTCGGTTCTGCTGCTACGTCAAATCTTTCTGACGTAACTTACGCGGTAAATGCTGCTATAACCCGACTGCAAATGGCCAACGCCAGATTCGTTAACCCCTGTTGGATTATGAGCCCGATGGCTCGTAACTTCCTGGCAACTCAACGGGATGCAGTCGGTGGCTTTTTTGTTTACGAACAAGAACTTGCGAAGGGCACGCTGGCTGGCTACCCGGTGTTTACAACTTCCGTGCTTCCCAACAACATTGCGAATTATGGAGCGGCTGGTGCGGCTGGCAACACTCGCGGTCAAGACATCTTCCTACTCGACGCCGCCGATCTTATCATCGGTGATACTCTAAACGTTGCGTTGGACGTCTCTGATACCGCTTCGTTTATTAACGGTTCAACTCTGACTTCTGCGTTCTCGCAGGATTTGACGCTGTTCCGCGTAATCAAGGAAACTGATCTCGGTTGTCGTCACCCGACTTCAATCGTCAATATCAAGACAGATTCATGGTGCCTATACTAAGCCGCTGATATCGTTATCATTTCCGATGATAGAGAAACAAATAACTCTCTATCATCGGAGCGTGATACAATAATGCTATTATGAATAAACCATTTTACATTTACGTCTTACGTGACCCTCGCAACAACGCCATTCGGTATGTGGGGTTCACGACGAAAACCCTAGAAGAACGGTTAAGTGGACATATTTCTGACCGAAGAGATGGTACACACAAAGCAAACTGGTTGTTGCAATTATACAGAATGAAACTGAGACCAATCATTCAACCGATTTTTACATGGGATGATCCCAACGTGAATTGGGGAATGATAGAGAAAAACTGGATAAGAGAACTTCGTAACCTTGGTTGGGATTTAACTAACGAAACTGATGGTGGTGAAGGGACATCTGGTTGGAAACATACCAAAGAAACATGTGAGAAGATGTCTAAATCAGCTAGGGGTAAAATAATCTCGAAAGAAACACGCCAAAAAATCTCCTATGCACTAAAAGGCCACGAGGTATTACAACACACCCGCAATAAAATCTCCTACGGCCAAATAGGAAACAACAATGCAGCCGGACATAAAAACTATACAAAAGTAACACAATCCATAGTTGATGAAATTAGAGGTAGATTGACTGGCCAGCGTGGTGAACAAACTCTTTTAGCTAACGAATATGGCATTTGCCAACAGAATATCTCATGTATCGCTTGCAACAAATCTTGGTATGATCCTAACTACACACCGATAGAAAAACAAAAGAATGACAACTATTATCACTTTCAATAAATCCCACGGACCGTATAACAAAAACGATTCCGCTGGATTTGAACCGCATGTTGCAGACGCATTAGTTAAAGCTGGCTACGCCGTGTACCACGCTCCACCTAACGCTCTAGCCGACGCTACTAAAACGGTGAACAATAAAACTAACACAAAACGTCTCAACGTAGTCCGCAAATAATGATTGCAAATTATCTCGTAACTCCACCAACCAATTATGCTGTAAGTCTTGCGAGAGTCGCACAGCATCTCTATGTTGATAACACGACGGATAATGAGATAATCAGCACTTACGTCGAAGCGGCAACATCATATCTCGAAACTATCTGCAATCGTGCTTTTATCACTGCATCGTATCAAATGGTATCAACTAGTACGCCCGATCCGTTGAACAGCGTCCCGTTAACAAATGGCGCGATCCCGGTGCTGCCGCTATGGGCAAACTTTCAGCCACTGCTCCGCAGAATGAATCTCGCACGTTCTCCACTACAATCCGTTTCAAGTATCGTCATAAACCATCAGTACTACGGAACATCAACAACGCTAAATTCTGCAACAGATTATAATGTTGATACTCTCTCAACGCCTAGCGCAATCATCTTCAATCAGTTTGCATTCTCGACAAATGATCAGATCGTTATTAACTATACCGCTGGTTACGGACCGTCACACACAAGCGTTCCGAGAGCGTTGCAACAAGCTATAATGATGCTCACAGCACATTTTTACAGAAATCGTGGTGACGATAGTTCTTCAGAGATTCCCGCCGTTGTGATGCAACTCATTCGTCCATTCAAAATCCCGAGTTTCGGAAGTATCTCCGCAGATGGCAGATAAATTTCCAAGCATCGGCGAACTCCGCCATCCGATAACGATTGTCAAAATAACACAGTCGCCAGCGTCGGACGGAACGTTAACCGAAACTCTGACGACGATTGCACAGACTCGCGCAAAAATCGAACAACCGGGTCCGATCGTAATGTTGAATCAGATTCAACTCGGAATCAATGTCTACAGTCACAAATTTAGTTTCCGTTATGTTGCGAACATTGATCTACAATGCGGCATCACAAGAACTATCAGGTTGCCGAATGGTTCGACGATAACAGAGAACTATAAAATAAATCGCATTATGGACATAGAACAGTTGCATAGATTTCTTGTAGTCGAAACTACGTTAGAATCTCAATGAAACTCGAAATCAAAGTAACTGATTTTGCGACTGCTGAATATAAGCCATCGGAACTAAAAAAGATTTTTCGCGCCGCCTCGACAGAGATTGCTCAGATAGCTCGGCAAATGCTCCGAAGCGCACCGTCGAACGGACGCTTGTACTACGGTTCCGGTGGCGCTAATACGGATCGTCCGTATAAGCCGGGAAGGCATCACGCTAGCGCCCCTGGCGGCATCCCGGCGCAGTTTACGGGCGCCACGGCGTCAAAAATCAAAGGCGTTCCGTTCAAAAACGGCGAAGGATTTTTCGTAAAATCCAATGCCTTTTGGTCCAGTGCGTTGGAATATGGTCACGCAACGAAAAAAGAAAAAGCGTCTGGTAGACCGTTTTTAGATAAAGCGTTGGCGCTACGGTCCGACAGCATCACACAGCGAATACAAGTCGCTATCGAACAAGACATCAAATTCGTCAAAGAAAAAGTTCCGAGAAAATAGATTAAACAATAGAACACAGTAGTTCCAACGCTTCGCGCTATATTAGACATGGACATTCAAGCCGTCATCTCTCAACTCAAAACATATGCACCGATTTTTAGTAATCGTGTTGCAGGTGCTGCGGAGTTTGCACAGTCGATTGAGAAACAGGTATTTCTAACGTTACCTGCGGCTTATATTATACCGACTGGTGATGTCGCAGAAAGTAACAACGAAGGCACAAACTGTCTATTTCAGCGCGTTAGAGAAAGTATTACAATCTCTATTGAGCTAGATAACTCGACAAATCGCCAAGGCACTGTTGCGATAACATCTGTTGAGACTGTGAAATACGCAGTTTTTGCCGCGCTGCTGAACTGGCGCATTGATCCAAATAATTGTCCGCGTGGTTTAGAATATGATGGCGCTGGCCTTGGTACAGTTGATCGCGGGCGTTTATGGTGGGAGATGCGTTTTGTATTAGAGCGAATCATCACAGACGACGATGGATTCCATATCACTGGTGATACATTAAACACAATCGAAACTGATATTCAAATCACTGATACAAACGCGGTGCCGCTAGTTACGCCAGATATTCTCATTAACACTGTTACAAATCTCCAGGACTAACATTAGATGCAAGTCATTCCCGCCGCTGGTCGCACAATCAGAAATCCATACACATACGTTTTGCTCTCTGCAAACGATCCAACAAACGTTCCCGACAACGATTTTTTCTGGACGCGTCGTGTAATAGATGGCGATCTTATCGTTGTAGAACAACCGAAGAAAATCGAAGACTAAAACACTAAACTACAGTCGGATGTTTTGTCCGACATATTTTAAGGACAAATCATAAATGACTATCCAGTTCCAACATTACAGTTTCACAAATCGTGTTCCTGGCGTCTACGCAGAAGTAAACAACAGCAATGGTAACACCGTGCAGGCTCAGTATCGCACGTTGATCATCGGTCAGATGCTCGGTACTACTGGTCTAACCGGTGTTCCGAACGTCCCTGTGATTTCCAACGGTCCCGCAAACGCTGCTGCAATTTACGGCAACGGCTCAATGCTCGCGGACATGGTTGCAACGTATCAGCAAAATGACACTTTCGGCGAACTGTGGGAACTGCCGTTAGCCGATGACTCTGGATCAACGAAAGCTAGCGCTAACGTTTCGTTCCTCGGCACTGCAACAGTAGCCGGAACATTTGCACTATACGTAGCCGGCGATCGTTTTCCGGTTGGTGTTTCCGTTGGTGATACCGACGTGATCGTTGCTACTAACGTCTGCAAAGCGTTGTGTCAGCAGACGTTGCAAGTGACGGTGTGGATCGGAACTAAGCAGTTAGCGTTGACAAACACAACGACACCGCTGCTTTGCACTGATGCATCAACTGCAACAATCGCTAGCGCTACTCCGATCGTTTTCAAATATCTACACGGCTGCATCGTAGGTAACGACACTCATCTCCGTCTAAACTACGGCGGCGCACCGGCTGGTGAAGTCGCTCCCGTAGGCATTGCAGCAACCGTAACCGGATTCACTGGCGGCACTGTTAATCCATCTCTAACAACTGCTCTTGCAAATCTCGGTGCACAAACTTACGATTTTATCATTGTGCCTTACAACGACACTACATCGCTCAATGCTATTCAGAATCTTTTGAATGACACGAGTGGCCGTTGGGCATGGTCTCAGTCGCTATTTGGTCACGGTTTCGCTGCTATCAAAGGCACACTCGGAACGGTTACTACGTTCGGTGTTGGACGTGATGATCAGCATATGTCTGTGCTGCCGATGTATGACACTCCAAGCCCAACTTGGGAAATTGCAGCAGCATTCGGTGCACAGGTTGCAATCTCACAGCGCGCCGATCCTGCATTGCCCGTGACGCAAGTTCCGTTGATTGGAATTTATGCCCCACCAATACAGAATCGTTTCCAACTGTCTGATCGTAACACGCTGCTGTATGACGGTCTGTCAACGTATGTT